ACATGAATTTTCAGCAGGCCATAACTGCATCTTGCCCTCAACGATAGCGGTCACAATATCTTCATATATATGCGTACCACCACCATATTCTAAGGCCGATTCAATCCAGCCTTTGCAGCGTTGTAGCTCAGTCAACCTACTATCCACGCACTAGCGTTTCTAAATACAGGTATAACCACAGAACCGCCTCCACTTACTGCAGAGCCAAAACTAGGCGAGGCTGCGTCAGTCACATAAGCCCGTTGCCCTACAACCCCTGTGGGCAATGCCGCTACTGTATAGCCACGCGCAATCTGTACAGGCACATACGCACCATCAACAGATATAACAGGGTATTCACCAGTTTGATTCCAGAGCAATACACCATCTTCGGCTGCTGACTCGCCTGCCCCACGATGCCGTAAAGCACTGCGTGTTGTAGCCAGCCAGACCGATGTGCGCTGCGCCCACTGTAGCCAGTTCAAATTAATTAGCTTTGGTGGTTGATCTAATATGCTCAACGTCTGCCACCCTGTATGACTTCCAATCTATTAATACCAACACGCCAATCATCATAATTAACGCCTTCTACGCGCATCCTGACCTGTCTGCCAGTGAAACGAAGACTAACGGGGTTAGACATACTAAATGGGCCAAACGAACTTTCAACATCATTAGGATAAAATCTAGTTTTAAAGAGGGCTTTAACGTCACCTTGGCTTTTTTCGTCTGGTATCATTTGGGTCACAGACATCACGTTATCGCCATTGCCCATCACTATCGGCCCTGACTCAGCAAATGGCTTCACCCCATCATAGTTAAATCCAATCTCATGCTCATACAATTTTTTATCAGTAGCAGAAGCAATAATGGGTTGACGGTAAACGCCTGCGTCTACACCAGCAGTTCTCGCTAAAACGCCTATAGCCCAAGTATTGTCATTGTAGTTAAATACAACATAGCGGTTATTCTCGTTAGAACTACCTGACGGATAGAACCACCAAACCTCACCAAAGTTTGCGTTAGATACTGCGGCTACTTTACTAATCTGACTTTGGTTAATATCAGAAAATACATAATCTGCAACCTCACAATTAACTTCGCTAACCGCACCGCCACTGTATGTATAAAATGAGCGACTACCCATCCATATTGCACCCTTGTCCACCACAGCCACAGCTTGTGTCGATACAATTCCACATGACGTACCGATACGCTCAATGCCAAAAACGTAGGGTGGGCCAGAGTAAGTAGCAACGTGCGCATCAATGTCGGTCAATATTAAGGCTTGGTTCTGAACTCGCACACCACACTGAATACGGCCCGTAGTTTGTAACTCTAAACTGCCAGCTTCATTTGTTGCGGCTGGTGTCCATACTGTATTGTTTTCACGATCTGACCATTGCACCAGGCGAGGATTGCCGCCAGCACCAAGGCACATTAAGAAACGCTCCTCTGTGACTAAAATAGAGCGATTATTAACGGGTGCATTGGCTACCACAGCAGCTTTTGTTGACGGGTTCAGCTGCCACTGATAAACCTTTCCATCTTTGCTTGAACAGGCCACTAAAAATTGCCCAAAAGAATCCATCGACCATGTTGTTGCAGGCGTAATAGTCACAGCTTCTTGTCTTGCTGTACCATAGTATTCACGCCCATAAAATGCTGTACCAAACCCTATGGGATTAAGCGCGTTCTCATTACCAGCCGTTAAACCCACTGGTGTTATGTCATATTGAACGCCAGCACCGCTATATGCATATAATTTATTATAGCTACCAGCCGCAATCCAACGATCAGCATTATTAGCAATCCAAGACTTCATGCCACGAACTTGACCAGCACTAGCCGTATTACTGCGTGTACGCCAGCCACCAATGGGTCGCAATGTATTATCAAACCAACGTACCAGGTTAGAATCACGCCACCGCCCTTGGCTTTGCAAATCAGTGCCGTTGCGATATACGCCTGCTGGCAAATCTAGTGGAATTAACGCCATTATTTCTTAGCCTTTTTAACTGGTTTTGCCGTCTTAGCTGCCTGTTTAAAATCATTGGCTGTGGGCCTGCCTTTAGCCCCTGCTTTTTTCATGGTTTCGCCAGAGCCGTCTTTAATGCGTTTATTTTTTGCTGCTATGTTTCCATAAAGACTCATGCTAATTCTCCTACCATTTCGTTTTTGCAGACCAAAATGCCGCGCTGGTTTTACCTTTGGCTATGTTTTTAGCATGACGCGCTCTAAACGCATCATTCCTAGCAGTTCCTTTGGGGCTACCTGTAGCACCTTCCTGACCAAATCGAATCATTCGGTCTTTGCCATCGTCTTTAATGAGTACAACGTGAGACTTACCACCTTTAGCACTAGCCTTGGGCTTGTTGTAGCCTGCAAACTTCTCACCGCGATAAGTTATAGGCATTATTAGTCCGTAGCTGGCATCAACAACTTCAACGCATCTGCATCACTGGCTGCATCCATAGACACTTGCAATGCTGCATCGTTAGTACGGATAACTGCCCTAGCTGCTTCTGCTGCTTCTGACTCTGCTGGAATAGTTGCTTTTATGTCTAAGGGTGCAAAAGCTGCATTGCGTGATGCTCGTCTGGCATCGTGGGCAATTACCTTTGCTTTGGTCATGTTGATTGTAATGCTCATTTTGGAAACTCCGCTTTGATTGCTGCAATGGCATCAGGCCATGTGGTTGTTGAGTTGGTCAGGTCGTCATACCGCATCTCATCTTGATTGAGTAAGTCGTATGCTGCTTTGCGTGAACGAGCGTATGCTTGAGAGGTATAAACTGTTTGAAGCCTTGCTAATTCAGTAGCTAGTTCTGCATCAGTGGGCTGAGTAATATTACTTCTTACCTCAGACATATCCCAAGCTACTATGACATTGCTATTAAGAGAAAATGCTGTGTTAGGGGCTAGCGATATAATTGCGTCTTCTAGTTGTGGTTGCATTTTAAACTCCTATTTCCATTGCTGTGCTTACGATGCCAGCAGTTCCGTCATAGTTTGCTTGACTATTGTTTACCCTAAAATCATTATTTTGAGTTGTTGACATTTGAAGTTTGTATGTCGTGGCTGACGTAGTGCTAGGGGAATCCAAAAAGTTCACTGCTATTGGACAAGATGACCATTCACTGCTAGCGGCATTTGAAAAGCCATATCTAGTAATTGACCTCACGATTGTGCTGCCACGCATTATTCTTACTTGTATTTCATTAGCTGTTGCATTGGTCATACCTCCTGCACTAAAAGTAACTAACACTTTATTTGATGAAGATGACGGAGTAATAGTTACAGTCGCTCCACCTATATCAGCAAAGCCTGAGTTTACTTGGGTATATGTCTGGCTTGTTGTTGACACTACATTAGATGAAACAGAAGTATCAAAGTTATCACTACCTCTAATTACTGTAGCCATTAGTCACCAACCCCATCCGTTAGGATTGCTGAGTCAATAGTCCATGCGTTACGAAAGGTGCGGTCAGAAGGTACATAGTCATCTGCTACAATCTTGTAAGCACTGCCTGTAGGTACGTCTTTAGCCGCAGTCTGCGCGTCTGTAAGTGAACAGTTAGGGGCTGGTGTGATGACTGCTACACTGCCGTCTGTTTGTTGGTAAATTATCTTCATTTGTTTGTTCCTTTTAATTCCCAGTTATTACTATCGTTATCCAGTAACAATCAATTGCTGTGTTTGCGTCATTTGCAACTTTAACTCGCACTGCCCCTGTGGTGGGAGTTGCGCCTTTGGGGTTAACGCTGTAGCCCCAGTTAGTGAAATTTGAAGCTTGTTGCACTAACCCTGAGATGCAGTAATTAGCGTCAGTCATTGCTGCTGCAAAATTTATGGTATGCTCTGAACCTCCGTGATCTGTGCACGAGCTAACATTGTAGCTTGCTCGAATTGTGTTATTGCCTGTTGTTTCACCATTAAAGTTCACCCAAGCTTTAGACATTCGTTTATCTAACGCTGGTATACTTGGCTCAGTCGTTGTGTTGCCGTTTGCTGCTAGAAGCGTACCTACTTTGATTGTACTCATTATGATTGGCCTCCTAGTACGGCTGCTGTTACTATACTTGCGTCTGTAAAAGTACCAGCGTCATTCCTGACATATATGGTAAAACTTGATGTAGCTGTAGATGCTAAAGACCTGTTGGATGTACTTGCGTTTCCTGATACGACAGCACTATAATTAGCATTAGCCGCAGCCGTTGCAAAATTAACTGTGTAACGCCCTGTAGCATCATCTACAAGTGAACTTATATTTTCAGAATCTCGTATAGCCACTGTGCTTGTACCATTAAAGTTTACCCACGCTGTCGGAATTAACTGCTGACCCTTCACTGTTGGTATGCCACCTGCGACATTGGTTATGTTATTTGACTTAATTAAACTCATAGAATCACCCATGTTGAGCCGTTTGTGATTGTTACCGTTTTTCCAGCATTTACAGTAATATCTCCAATGGTGCTGCCGTTGGTATTAGCTGGAATTGTTATGTTCTCGTTTATGACTTGGGCGTTGGTGCGAATTATTGAGTCAGTACCAAGGCTCGGCCCTCCACCACCAATTTCACCCCATCCTGCGGCTGTGTAGCCCTCAAAAGCAGCCTCAGTAGAGTTGTAGCGTAAACGGCCTGCGGCTGTGCCTGATGGACGTTGTGCGGTAGTTCCTTGAGATACTTGAAAAGAGCCTGTCGATGTATTGGTCACATTCCCTGATAAACCGCCTCCAGCTTTGGGTAAAGCAGCGTTAGCAACAGCCACTGTAGCAACTATGGCATTCGCACTAGCTTTCATTTGGGCGTCAATAAGATCCATGTCAGTATTGATCTTTGCACCCCAAGTGTCCTCTGATGCTCCTACTTCTGGCTTGGTTAAGCCAAAGTTGGTTGTTGTTGAATCAGCCATTTTACGTTCCTATTTGTTAATCTTTTAGAGGTTAGTCCAGGTTGTGCTATTTGTCGTTTTGGTAGCCCACGTTGCTACATCAATCGGCAATGGCTCGTATTTATAACGTCCTGTTGCCGTCATGCTTGATACCGCGTTAATTACAGCCGAACCACTCATTTTAGCCGTACCATTTGCCGTAACACTTGATACAACCTCAATTACTGCGCTTGCAGACAC